TGTTCTATGTTGGTGCAACAAGGACCAAGGAACATTTACATATTGTAAGACCTAAAGATGAAAACAAAGCCTTTCCAATGGGGGATGTGTGAAAAATCCCTGGTCTGAAGAATCCAGAAAAAGAGCAAGAAAAAAATGGAGACAAAGTGAGAGGGGTAAAGCATGGGATAAAGCTTACCTTCAACGACCAGAAGTTAAAGCAAGAAGACATGAGTATTATATTAAAAGATTAATTAAGGAGTGTAAAAAAGATGACATCAAAAGTTTGGGATAAACAACACGGTGGATCTCATTATCAAAAATTTAAAATTCAACCAAGTAAGTTTGTAGTTGAAAATGAATTGCTCTTCCCTGAAGGTTGTGCTATTAAATATATCTGTCGGCACAGATTGAAAGGAAAAAAGGAAGATATATTAAAAGCAATACACTTTTTAGAAATGATTCTTGAAAGAGATTATAAAGAAATAGAAAAACCAAAAAAAGAAACCAAACAAACATCAAACTCATGGGGGATAATTAAATGATGCAAGTACCACTTTTTAAAGCGCAAACAGAATGGCTGCCACCAGAAGAATTTCCAGACCTATCTAAACACAAAGAAATAGCAATAGATTTAGAAACTAAAGACCCTGATCTAGTTAAAATGGGTTCAGGTTCTATTACTAAACAAGGAGATGTTACAGGAATAGCTGTCGCTGTTAAAGGATGGTCAGGCTACTATCCAATCGCTCATGAAGGTGGTGGTAATATGGATAGAAATAGAGTTTTAAAATGGTTTCAATCGGTTTTAAACACGGATTCTATCAAAATATTTCATAATGCCATGTACGACGTATGTTGGATTAGATCTCTTGGATTAAAAATAAATGGTAAAATTGTTGATACTATGATTGCTGCAGCCATTGTTGACGAAAATCAAATGCGTTATGATTTAAACAATTGTTCTAGAAGATATATAGGCCAGGGTAAAGACGAAGCGGCTTTATATCAAGCTGCAAAAGATTGGGGAGTAGATGCTAAAGCTGAAATGTATAAACTTCCTGCAATGTATGTTGGTTCTTATGCTGAAAAAGATGCAGAATTAACTTATGAACTTTGGCAAGAACTTAAAAAAGAAATTTTACACCAGGACATACAATCTATTTTTAATTTAGAAACAGAACTTTTTCCTTGTCTAATTGATATGAGATTTAACGGTGTTCGCGTTGATGTGGAAGCAGCGCACAAATTAAAAACCACACTAGTTGGACAAGAAAAGCAATTGTTACTAGAAGTAGAAAAAGAAACACAAATAGATGTTCAAATATGGGCAGCAAGATCCATTGCCAAAGTTTTTGAAAAACTTCACCTACCTTTTGACCGTACTGAAAAGACAAACTCTCCTTCATTTACAAAAAATTTCCTTCAGAATCACCCCCACCCACTAGTGAAACGAATAGCCCGAGCTCGTGAAATAAATAAAGCCCATACCACATTTATTGATACCATACTAAAACATTCTTACAAGGGAAGAATTTATGCAGAAATTAATCAATTAAGAGGAGACAATGGAGGAACGGTAACAGGAAGGTTTAGTTATTCTAATCCAAATTTACAGCAGATTCCAGCCAGAGATAAAGAACTTGGACCAGCTATTAGGTCCTTATTTATACCTGAGGAAGGCCATACATGGGGTTGTTTTGACTATTCTCAGCAAGAGCCTAGGCTGGTAGTGCATTATGCAGCTTTACAGAATCTCTACGGAGTGGACGAAGTATTAAATGCGTATCGTGAGGGCGATGCAGATTTTCATACGATCGTGGCAGACATGGCAGAGATACCTAGATCACAGGCCAAGACTATAAACCTTGGTCTGTTCTATGGTATGGGAAAAAATAAATTACAAGCTGAACTAGGAGTCTCTAAAGAAAAAGCCGAAGAATTATTTAGGCAGTATCACAACAAAGTTCCATTCGTAAAACAATTAATGGATGCTGTGATGAGAAGAGCACAAAGTTCTGGTAAGATACGAACGTTGCTAGGTAGACTTTGTAGATTTCATTTATGGGAACCAAATCAATTTGGAATCCATAAAGCTTTGCCTCATGATGCAGCGCTCCTGGAACACGGACCAGGGATCAAACGTGCTTACACTTACAAAGCATTAAATAGATTGATACAGGGATCAGCTGCTGACATGACAAAAAAAGCAATGATTGAATTACATAAAGAAGGAATAGTTCCTCATATACAAGTACATGATGAATTAGATATATCAGTAAAAGATAATGCAAATAAAATAAAAGAAATAATGGAAACTGCAGTTTCTCTTGAAGTTCCTAATAAAGTAGACTATGAATCTGGCCCCAATTGGGGTATAATAAAATAAAAATAGGAGAAAACTATGGATAATTTATTAAATCAAGTAGAACACCTATGGACTGATCACAAAAAACTTGTGATTGGAATTGTGGTTGTGATGATTATTTTAGCACTAACGTAATAGGAACATATGTTACATGGCCTATCTAAATGCAAACATTCCTGTGCTGTACTCACAGATCAGGAGAGAATATCTTTATGACCTTAAAAGTCACCATGGAGAAGTGGAAGACTGCATTATCTTTGGCCTATCGTCAATGGCAGGGAATGCCATACTCTTTCATGCAATTATGGAAAACGGTGCTGTATTCTACCGTTTGCCAATCTCTGCGTTCATTCAAAGAGGCTATGACCCAAAGAAAGTTCCTCAATATAGGCTTGATGAACTGGAGTTATGGAACTGCTTCAGTTATTATCCTGCTGTTACTTGTTGGGATCTAATTAATGGAAGTAATGGAAAATATTGGGGCAAAGATAAAAAATGGCACAAAGGTAAATATCTTTTTACTGTTGACTGGGCTCACCCAGAGAGTAATATAGTAGATACTGATCATTCAGAAATTTCGCACGAACATAAGTGCGCTCACATCATGGCTTTAGATGATGGAAATTATGCAGCACAACCTAACAATCGAATCCTGTGGGACATAACGTCCTTTACGGTAAGAGATGAAGTTCCAGATTGGAAGGTTCAAACTTCCGACTGGGAAGTAGAAGATTCAGGTAAATGGAAAACAGAAGATACTGATAAGTACTTCTACGAAATTGAGGAAAAGAAAAATGATTAAAAAGTTAATTGAAAAAATATTTGGTAAATTTTGTAAATGTGGAAAACCAATTGTACCACAAGAAATTAAAGAAGAAGTTAAAGAGGAAGTAATTATACCTGAAAAAATTAAATGTAATACACATTCAAGATATAAAAAATCATGTCCCATTTGTGTTGAGGCAGGAAATAGTTAAATGAATAAGTGTAAAAATTGTAATCATAATTGTCACTGCAGTGGAGAGTTACACGCAGATGAGTATGGCACCTGTGTGTGTAATAATTGTAACTGCGAAAAAAGTGACGCGGAAGACAGGTCTTATGAAAATAACGGGAAGTAAATATCATTTTACAGGGCTTTTAATTATATTAATGTGCCTTTTAGCTTTTTGTATGGGACCAGCACATGCAGATACTACACAAACAAACACTTCTGGATCTAACACAAATATCGATGGTGGATATGAATCAACTACTACAACTACCTATGAATCAGGTTCTGAATCTACATCTACAACTAATAACACTACAAATTCAGATATAAGATCTTCACCACCATCAGCATCCGCTCCGTCTTATAATGCTATGACACAAGATGTATGTGCAGTTGGTGCTTCCGCAGGAGTACAAACATTTGGTTTAGGCATCAGTGGCGGAAAACATTTTACAGATAAAAATTGTGAAAGATTAAAACTAGCAAGAATTTTAAATGACTTTGGTATGAAGGTAGCAGCGGTTGCTATTCTTTGTCAAGATGAGCGTGTGTTTGAATCAATGATACAAGCTGGCACTCCTTGTCCAATTGATGGTAAAATAGGTAAAGAAGCAAAAGCATTATGGTCTAAATACGATCATGAAAGACCAGATTACGATATATATGTAAAACGTATGAAGGCTAGAGAAAAAATTCAAAAACAAATAGAAAAAAAAGAAGCTTTAGAGCAAAAAAGATTAGCTAAAGAACAAGCTAAAATGACAAAAGAGTTTGATGAATTTGACAAACAGGTAGAAAAAAAGATTAAAGAAAAAAAGAAAAATATAGAATGGGAGACACCTAAGTGATCTGGCTTCTAATATTTATAGGAGTAATGGCTTATGCGACATATCGTATTAACACTTTTGCTGACACTATTAACCCTTACAACTTCAGCAGAAGAGACAACAACAAGTAATCTACTTAATCAAAACTTTGATTCAGGATCATGGTCAGGTACAGCTGATGGTAGGCATGGAAGTACCATTATTGCTGCGGAACATGGTGAATATATAAAATCAGACGACGTAAGTTTAAAAGACGATGCTAATTTAACAGAAGCGCAATTACAAGATGGTTTTACATCCAATCATTCTTTTAAATATTGGCATTGGAACAATTATAATTCTACAGTTAAATCAACAGTAACAGTAACTGGAGCTGATGGTGAAGCAACAACACAGATTAGGACATATAGTTCTACTGGTTGTGGCAGCATTAACTGTGGTAGTTATCAATCTGGATCAGATACTTTATCTATATCTAGAAGCACTCAAACAGATTTTGACATTAATGTAAGATATGATTTTACAGATACATCTAATAGAACAGGTCACTGGTCCGTTGATTTAAAAGAGCCTTCCCTTACAATTACATACGAATCAGAACCTATAGATCAAACTATTCAAGATGAAATAAATGAGATTTTTGAAGAATTAGAAGAAGAAATATTCGAAGATATGGAAGAATTTACCTTTGAAGAAGAGACTTTTACTTTTAATGAAGAGCCTCAGTTTGAAATGGAAATGCCTATGGAGATGGAAGAATTTACATTTGCAGAAGAATTTGTAGAAGAATTCTTTATGGAGGAAGAGGTCTTTATGATGGAAGATGAGGGTATGACATTTGAAGATGGACCAATGATTACATTTGCAGATGAAACAATGATGGAGGAGATATATGAAGAATCAAACGAGATCGTCGCAACGTTCTTACCTATGGTTTCTGAAGAAGAGGAAGTATTTAATGAAGAAGAATCGTTCGTCGAAGATGATGGACCCATATTCATGGAATCAACCGAGGACGGAGAAGGTTTCACTACAGAAACTTTTCAAGAAGAAGAAGTAATGGAAGAAGAGCCATCCATGATGACGGAAACATTCCAGGAAGAGGAAATGATGGAAGAAGAAATGCCTGAAGAGTCTACTGAGATGGCTGAAGAAGAGGTAATGGAAGAAGAAAATACTGATATGGCTGAAGAAGAAGCTATTGAAGAAGAGCCTACTCAGATGGTACAAGCAACTAATGAAGAAGAAAAAGAAGAAGTTAAAGA